GACCTGCTATACTTACTAAGTAATCAATTGAGAGAGAAATAAATTATGGCTTATGTATCACAAGAAATGAAGAAAGACCTTGCTCCTGCTATCAAAGCAGTCCTTAAAGAATTCGGCATGAAGGGCAGTATCTCTGTCCGTAACCATTCAACTTTGTGTGTGAATCTCAAAGCTGGTGAGATCGACTTCTCTGAGAACTACACTCACGGTGATCGTTACATCCAAGTCAATGAGTACTGGATTGATGAGCATTATAAAGGTGTTGCTCAGAAGTTTCTAAACAAGCTGTTAGAGGCAATGAAGGGTCCTAAGTACTTCAACAATGATGATGCCATGACAGATTACTTTCACCGTTCACACTATACTGACATCAATGTTGGTCAGTGGAACAAGCCATACGAATTAATTTCATAAAATTGAAATTAGGGGTTGACATTCGTGTCAACTCCATGTATACTGATCAAGTAAACAATGAGAGATTATATTATGCAAGTAGCAGTGATTCATACAGCCTTCGAAGACAGTCCACGTACTGTCGCCTTTGTAAATATTCCTGAAGACGCTCGGTCAACTGATGAGGCTCTAGAATATGCCTATCGTTGGACTAACAACGTATCAGGTTCTTGGAGTCGAGGTGACATTGAAAACAATGGTGATTATAATTCAGATGTAACTGTTATGGCAGATTTGCCAGTTCACGAAGGTGTGACCTACGGTCTACGATCTACTTCGATGGGTGACCAGATGTTAATAGGCAACAAAAAGTATAAGGTTGCTGGTTTTGGATTTGAGGAGATTTAATGAGTAAACACTTTATTTTTGATTTTGAGACTATTGGGGCAGACGTTCTTGTTTGCCCTGTAGTCGATATGGCATACACAACTTTTGAATGGGAAAGATTTACAGAGAATCCATATACATTCGAAGAGTTAGTGCCTGAGGTTAAATCGGTCAAGCTATCTGTTTCCGATCAGATGTCTAATCTCAACTGTAAGTTTAAGAAAGCAGATGTTCACTGGTGGGAGAATCTTCCTAAGATCGCAAGAGACAAAATTATTCCTAGCGAAAGTGACTTGACAGCCGAAGCTTTTTGTGATACTATACTACAATATTTAAGAGAGCAGAACAAGATTGATTATTGGTGGTCTAGAGGTAATTCTTTCGATCCAGTTATTTTGTTCAGACTCATGAATGCTTATGGTCAAGACAAGTTGATGAATGAGTACTTGAAGTTTTGGAAAGTACGTGACATCAGAACTTATATTGATGCTAAGTTTGACTTTTCAACTAGAAGTGGTTTTGTTCCACTCGCAGATGAAGGTTACTGGGAGAGAACATTTGTGGCTCATGATAGTTCTCATGATGTTGCGGCAGATGTTCTTAGATTACAGGCTATATGCAGAGCCGAAAATGATTTGGAGCAAACTACACGATGAGTAAGAAAGAGGAATTCAAAGCCGCAGAAAGCGGTGCGTTACGTGAATGTATTGGTGTTCCATACTTTAGACAACTCCCTCTTGAGGGACTAGCCGCAGGGGCAGCCGCTCTTGAATATGGTGCTACTAAGTATGCAGACCGAAACTGGGAGAAGGGACTTCCCTGGCAACAAATGATTGATAGTCTTAAAAGACACATCGATGACTTTGAACGCCGAAAAGATTATGATGATGGTCCCACTGGTTCTGGATTACCTCACATCTGTATGATAATGGCTGGAGCTTTGATGCTATCTAGTTCAGTTATGCGTGGTGTAGGCGAAGACGATAGAATGCCCGAACTTGCTGAAGAAGCATTTGGCGCTAAAGACTGTGCTAAGTGGATCAGAATGCAAATGGAGAGGTCTGAAGAGTTAACAAAAAACAGGAGAGATATGTCATAATCATGAAAACTTTTGGCTGTTCTGATATAAATAATACGCAGAACGTGATTTTAAACTATTAATAAAGGTGAATAAAATATGAAATTTAGTACAGACACATTGAGCGTACTCAAAAACTTTTCGACTATCAACCCTAGCATTGTGTTCAAGCCAGGTTCAGTAGTTCGAACAATATCCCCGCAAAAAACAGTTATGGCTGCGGCAACAATCGATGAGACTGTTGAGACCCAAGCAGGTGTTTATGACCTGTCCAGGTTCTTAAGCACTCTCGCATTATTCGATAATCCAGATGTAGTATTTGGTCAAGATCGCTTCTCTATCAAAGGTGGTAGAAGTGAATTGAGATACACGTATACATCGGAATCACTGATGGTTACTCCTCCCGAGAAGGACATTGTAGTTCCTGATCCTGAAGTATCGGTCAGTATTAAGTGGCAAGATATTGAGAATGTCCTGCGAGCCGCAGGTGTTCTTCAGTTGCCCGAAATTGCTTTCATTGGTGATGGTAACAGCGTTACTATGTCAGCAGTAGACAGCAAAACATCAACGGCAGATAATTACAATACCGTTGTTGCTGAAGGTATCAGTACAGATCCATTTAATATGATCATTAAGACTGATAACTTAAAATTGGTACCAGCTGATTACGAAGTGACACTATCTTCTAAAGGTATGGCGCATTTCAAATCGAGCAAGGTTCAATATTGGGTTGCAATCGAAACTCGTTAATTTAAACTTAGTTATAGGAGACTAATATGACAGAAGAAAACCAAGCCCCCGAAACCCAAGAGCAACAAGCTCCTGGTCTCTCATTGAATGACATTTCAGCCGCAGTTCAAATTATTGACGTTGCGACTGCACGTGGTGCCATTCGTGGTGAAGAGTTACTGCCTGTTGGCACAGTGCGTCAACGTTTCATGGCATTTTTGGAACACGCTAAAGCAGAAGGGCAAGATGTAAATATGCCAGGCGAAGCACCTGTTCCACCTGCTAACGCAGATGAAGTCCCGTCTAGCGAAGAAGTTCCCGCTTCCTAGTTAGACACCCGAAGGGGAGATGTCGCTTGACATCTCCCTTTCATCCCTTTATACTACACAGTGTAAAGTTTATTATATTATGGAGATTGATGATGCAAGATGATTTTTTATGGGTCGAGAAATATCGACCGCAAACCGTTTCTGATGCCATCTTACCAGATGAGTTAAAGAATACCTTTCAACAATTTGTTGATCAAAACAACGTTCCCAATCTATTACTAACTGGTCGTGCAGGTGTCGGTAAGACAACTGTAGCTAAGGCTATGCTCAATGAGATTGGCGCAGACTTCATCACCATCAACGGTTCGATGAATGGTAATATTGATACACTACGAATTGATATTTCAAACTTTGCTTCAAGCGTGTCTTTTACTGGTGGACGTAAGTACGTCATACTAGATGAGGCTGATTACTTGAACGCAAACTCAACACAGCCCGCACTTCGTAACTTTATGGAAGAGTTCTCTAAGAACTGTGGCTTCATACTAACATGTAACTTTAAGAACAGAATCATTGAGCCACTTCATTCTCGTTGTAGCGTGGTCGAGTTCAACATAAGTAACAAAGACAAACCACAGATTGCGGCAGACTTCTTTAAAAGAGTGTGCGGTATTCTAGATGATGAAGGTATTCAATATGATAAAAAATCTGTTGCTGAAGTTGTACAACTTTATTTTCCTGATTGGCGCCGAGTCCTTAATGAACTACAGCGTTATGGTTCTACTGGTAGGATTGACGCTGGCATCTTAGCCAGTAAGTCTAGTGACAATATTAGTTCTCTAATTTCTTTGATGAAAGAGAAGAACTTTACTGGTGCCCGTAAGTGGGTTGCAGAGAATAGTGACATTGACAGTGCTGTTTTGTATCGCCAGTTGTATGACATTCTTCCGTCTAAGATTAGTTCTACTCAAAGTATTGCTGATTCAATTATCATACTTGCTGAGTACCAATACAAAGAAGCATTCGTTGCTAACTCAGAGATCAACCGAGTTGCCGCACTTGCAACTCTAATGGCAGAAGTGGAATGGAAATGAAGAACTTGTTAGGAGAGTATGTATTTACTCCAGATGAGATAGCTAAATCTTTAGTTGAGTCTTGTGATACTAAGTATAGCATTGTGATCGATCCATCAACTAAGATGGGATTTAACCTTGTTGTAGATAAAGGCTTGTTGAAGAAGAACTCTGATACTGTCCACCAAAGAACTGGACTCTATGCAATATACAAAGACCATCACTGCTTATACACAGGCAAGTCTGGAAAAAGTATGGGCACTAGACTCGGTAGATTTGTTAAAGAAGTTCGAAACATGTCTAGATCAGATGAAAAGCACCCAGCCGCAAAGAAGTATCGTTCTATGTGGGGTGAAGACTTCTCTAACATGACGGTATCTGTCTATCCTTTGAACGAGCAATCTGGTATGACTTTAGATGATGTTGAACTATCTCTAATTAGAATACTGAAGCCTTTATTAAACGTTCGAGGTAAGAAGTGAGATTCTTTAGTAAGTCAAAAAAGCCATCTCATCCCTGCTTAACTTGCGGTAAGAAACTTGGTAAAAAGTATAGCGAAGTTAGATACAAATATAAAGACGGCGAAGGTATTGCCTATATTTGTCCAAAATGCTCGGATGAGTTCGATAAAACTAATATGGATAAGGAGACAGAAGATGACTTCTCCGTTTGATTATGTAACGTCTATTACGCAAACCAAAAAGAATATGATGCGTGATAGCGAAAATGATGTTCTGGCAGAGAAAGGTTACGAGCCATGGCTTGTAAACAATGCGTTATCTTACCACGCAGATACAATTCTTCATGCCAACTTAATGAATATGCACCACGAACTGGATAAACGACCCCAGTACGAGTGTCTTATAAATAGCATTAGACCTAAAAAGCGATGGGCAAAGTGGGTTAAGAATGCTGGAAATGAGGAACTCGATATTGTGTGTGCCTATTATCAATGTAATAGAACAGTTGGTCAAGAGTATCTATCCTTGTTGTCTAGTGGAGAACTAGAAATTATGAAAAAACAACAAGAAACAGGTGGTTTGAAAAAATGAATTTATTAGATAAGTTAGTAGAGGTAACTCTACCTAACGAAGAGAGTTTTCTTAAAGTTAAAGAGACTCTAACTCGAATAGGTATTGCCTCTAAGAAAGAACAGAAGTTGTTTCAGTCGTGCCATATCTTGCACAAGCAAGGTAAGTACTACATCGTACACTTCAAAGAATTGTTTATGTTAGATGGTAAGATTAACGATTTCTCAGAAGAAGATAAAGCCCGTAGAAATACGATCATTACTTTGTTAGAGGAATGGGATCTTGTGAAGACTGTTGATTCTGAAAAGATCAAAGAGCCCACGTCTCCATTATCACAAATTAAGATTCTACCTCACAAAGAAAAAGGTGAGTGGGAATTGATTGCGAAGTATAGCATAGGCAAAAAACGATAACTGGAGAATTATACTATGGAAGTGAAAGACAAGACTGGTCCATTTACCCACGATTATTTTAACTTTCTTGATAATGATTCTGTAGTCAGTCAAGAACTTATTACCTATTATATCAATGATGGGTACTTTGTAAAGCGTACGGCTGTACGCAGAAACCTAAGTGATGGAGACTATCATGACTCTATTCACGTTGAGCCACTTTATAGAATTGAGGAAGATTGATATGACCATCTCGCAACAACTTGAACTATTTCCAGAACTCGCTTCACCCATAAATTACGCACCGACTACGTATACGTTAGACACTAATGGATCTATTCCTTATACTCTTAACTATACTATCAAAAGCAGTATCGATGATCAGATGAGATTGATGTCCGATTTAGCCGATAAGGTTGAAGTCAAAGTATACAAACTATTTCCAGAAGCCCATATGCCAGAACTTGGAACAGAGTGGGCAGCCTGCTTTGATCTTAAAGCATCAATGCGTGATGGAGATATCATCAAGGTTATTGGACTAGTAAATCGCAAGAGAGAAGTAAGCTGTCACAATGGATCATTCGTCTTATATTCAGGCGAGAGATGTTTAGTTCCTACGGGACTAGTATTTGATCTAGACGATGATCAGTCTATGCGTATTCATCCACGATCTGGACTAGCATGGAAACAAGGCATATCATTAGCAAACTGTGAAGGAGTAGTCGATGCAGATTACGTACAACAGACATACGTTATGCTAATAAACAACTCTAGTGAAGTATTTACAATAAACGATGGCGACCGCATTGCTCAAGCTGAAGTAATACGACATAATAGTTTTGAGTTTGTAGAAGTTCACGATGAACCTCAATCAAAGACCAGTCGTACTGGTGGATTTGGTTCTACTGGAGTCTAGTACTCATGTAGTACAGTAATACATGCTATTACTAAATATCATGTATTTTTTTCAGAACATTACCATATTGCATGTATAAATAAAGATGTAAGTTGCCTTAGGGGGCTTACTTAAATTAACCCTTGCTAAATATAGGAGGTCAATAATGACTTATTTGCAAACACAATACGACCCTTTCACGACTGTAGGTTTTGATAGGATTTTTGATCGCATTACATCACTTCATAACGAAGGACAGGTAAAAGCGAACTCATACCCACCATATAATATCACTAAAGAAAGTGATACAACTTATATTGTGGAATTAGCCGTAGCAGGCTTTACTGAAGAATCGATTGACATTGAGGTAAAAGACGGGCAACTTACCATTGAAGGTAATAGTTCTGATGCCACAGATGAGAAAGAGTATCTTCATAGAGGCATTGCCGCACGTGCTTTCAGTAGAAAGTTCACCTTAGCTGAGACTGTAGTGGTCAGAGATGCTTCCCTAGAGAACGGAATGCTTCGTATTCTGTTAGAAAACGTTATCCCAGAAGAGCAAAAACCGAAGAAGATTTCTATCGGGAAAACTCTTCAGGATACCAAAGAATTACTCACTGAGTAATACAGGGTGGGACGGAGTGAAAGCTCCGTCCTTTAATTTCACAGCTAACTATAGGAGTCAAAAAGCTGATGAACAGAGCAATCTCTTTTCTGAAGAGTTGCGATGGCACATTTTGCGATGCAGTTGCACAAGTTGCACTGAGCGTAGTATGCGTCTTTGTAATAGCTACTTGTCTGGGTAGCATATCCTAAGAATGAAGACACCACACACAACACAGGAGAAAAGTATGTCTAATAAAAATCCCTTCGAAATCCGAGCAGAAATGCTCAAACTTGCAAAAGATTACATGGATCAGCAGTATCACATGAACATCCAGTTCTATGAGAACATGATCGCAGAGGGCGAAAAAGCCCGTAAAGATGTTGAAGACTGCCTTCAAGATGCTTACAAAATGTATTCAATGGATGAGTTGATGGAGAAAGCCAAGGAACTTTACACTTTCGTATCTGAAAAGAAGTAAGTGTAGTCACCAATCTAAGGAGCGTGAACAACGCTCCTTTTTTCATTTTAATTACAGGAGAGACAATGAGTATTGTGTTTTGGGTAATAGTAGTAATGGGCACTATCAGCGCAGTTGAAGGCAATTCAAAATTGAATAAACTGTGTCAGAAAGAGATAGATGAGGGCGTTTCTGCCACCATTAAAGAGTGTAAACAATATCAGTTTGATACGAGGATCAAAACAGGCTGGTAATACTTAAAATAATGCTTGACAATTGGTCTATGCCGTGTTATACTACACGTTCTAATTGGAGATATAATATGAAAACTGTGATCGCACTACCTACGCTCTATAAGCGTGATACTAAAGGTAAAGTAAGAGTTCTGACCATTGAGTATGGTTATGATGATGAAACCACCGCTGGCACTAGATCAGTTGCAGGCATACAAGAGGGTCAGTTAGTGACCTCTGGATGGAAACTATCCACACCAAAAAATGTTGGAAAGGTTAATGCAACGACCAATATCACTCAAGCCTTAGCAGAAGCCCAAGCAAATTGGGATAAGAAGACTGAGAAAGAATACTTCTCTGATATCAAGCTAATTGACACTTACGAAAAGTTTAAGCCTATGCTTGCAGGTGACTACACTAAACGTCCTCAATCAGAGGGCTGGAGTCAACCTAAACTAGACGGCATCAGATGTATAGCAAATTCATCTGGATTGTGGACTAGAGCAGGCAAAGAAATTACGAGTTGTCCACATATCTGGGAATCAGTGAAGCCATTCATTGAAGCAAATCCTGGTATCGTCTTAGATGGCGAACTATACAACCACGAACTTAAAGAAGACTTTAACAAGATCACCAGTCTTGTGAGAAAGTTGAATGCGACTCCTGAAAGTATTGCCGAGTCTGCATCTCTTGTTCAATACCACGTGTACGATTGCTACGTAGAAGATATGTTGTTTATCGACAGAATTAAACTGGCTTACGGAGCAAAGAGTGATGTTGTAAAGATCGTTCAAACAGACTTTGCACAAACACAAGAACAACTTGATGAGTTCTACAGTTCTTACATGACAGATGGCTATGAAGGTCAGATGGTAAGAAACAACACTCCCTACGAGAACAAGAGAAGTAATAACCTCTTAAAGCGTAAAGAGTTTATCACTGAAGAATTTCAAGTGGTCTCTATGCTTGAGGGTCAAGGCAACTGGGCAGGTCACGTAAAGCATTTTGCTCTTACTCTGCCAAACGGTGCAACTTGTGGAGCTGGAGTTAGAGGCAAGCAAGAAGTCTTAAAAGAATTGTGGGAAGTTGGCGATACACCGTCATGGGCTACACTGAGATACTTTGGTCTTACACCTGATGGTGTGCCAAGATTTCCTGTTGTGATCGATTATGGTTTCGGTGAGCGAAACGATTAAATACTTGACAAAATGTTTCATACGTGATACATTGTACATTATAAGAAACAGATTAGAGGCTATATGACTTTTTACACATGCGTAAATAGATACGGCAGTAACATTCTCTTTCGTGGTTACACGGATGATGGTGGTCGCATTCAGAAGAAGATACCATTCAAACCAACGATGTATCTTAAATCTTCAAAAAATGAGAGTGGTTGGAAATCTTTTGATGGCGTGCCTGTTGACCCTATTCAACTCGACTCTATGCAAGAAGCTACCGAATTCGTCAAGAAGTATGAGAACGTAGACAACTTTAAGATATATGGCAATAACAACTTTGTCGCTCAATTCATCCAAGATAAGTTTCCTGGTCAAATCAAATATGATCTAAAACGCATCGAGGTTGGTAATATCGATATTGAAGTTGCGTCTGATGATGGATTCCCAGAGCCAGATGAAGCCAAGCATCCTATTATCTCGATTGCATACAAAAGCAGTAAGTCTAAAGTGTATCACGTTTGGGGTCTTGGCGAATGGCGTCTAGAAGACTGTGAACTTGACATGGATGGCTGTATGATTCAGTACCGCCATTGTGAAAATGAAGAAGACTTGATGCTAAAGTTTCTAACGTTTTGGCATGCAAACTGTCCAGACATTCTAACTGGTTGGAACATTCGACTATTCGATGTTCCGTATATGATCAATCGTACTATTCGTATACTCGGTGACAAAGTAGCAAAGCAGTTCTCTCCTTTCGGTATCACAAAGTACAGAAAGATTGGCATCAAAGGCAAAGAGATGGATGCTTACGAGATATACGGTGTACAGCAAGTCGATTACTTTGACCTGTTTCAAAAGTTTGGTTTTACCTATGGTAATCAGGCATCATATGCATTAGATCACATAGCGTCTGTTGTTCTAGGTGAGAAGAAACTTTCTTACTCTGAATACGGTTCTCTACATGGACTCTATAAACAAAATCACCAGAAGTTTATTGACTATAATATTCGTGACGTTCAAGTCGTTGATAAGATAGACAAGCAAACTGGTTTGATGGATCTAGCATTGATCGTGGCATACAAAGGTGGCGTAAACTACAATGATGCGTTCGGTACAACTGGTATATGGGATTCAATCATATATCGATATCTGTACGATCTCAAAATTGCAGTGCCACCTGCCACCCGCAAGCATAAAGATCCATATCCTGGTGGTTATGTGAAAGAGCCTAAAGTTGGCATGACTGAATGGGTAACGTCATTTGACTTAAACTCACTTTATCCCAACCTCATCGTGCAGTACAATATGTCACCCGAGACACTAGTTAAAGGTGATGATTTCACTGCCAGTGGTGTAGAACACTATCTAAAGAATCCAGTGTCTGATGCACCTAGAGAACGTGACCTATCAGTTGCCGCTAATGGTTCGATGTATCGTAAAGATAAGCGTGGTGTTTTCCCAACTATCATTATTGGTCTTTATGATGAACGTGCTGTGATCAAAAAAGAAATGCTTAAACTTAAGCAAGAAAATGAAGGTAAAAACTCAGCAGACTTGAAGAGGCAGATAAATATACTAGAGAACACTCAGCAAGCTATTAAGATTTTGTTGAACTCTCTTTATGGTGCATTAGGTAATCAATACTTTAGATACTTTGAAATGGTTATCGCAGAAGGCATCACATTGTCTGGTCAGCTATCTATCAAATGGGCAGAGCAGGCTATGAACAGAGCCATGAATAACATATTGAAATCTGATGATGAAGATTATGTGATCGCTATGGACACTGACTCGTTATATGTTAACATGGGACCTCTTGTTGAGGCAGTGAAGCCTAATGATCCGGTGAAGTTTATCGATCAAGCGTGTGAGCAAAAACTGGTGCCTATCTTAGAGAAAGCGTACCAAAACATGTTTGAGAATATGAATGCATACGACAATCGTATGGTCATGGCACGTGAAGCTATAGCAGACAAGGGTATATGGATGGCAAAGAAACGCTATATACTTAACGTACACAACAACGAAGGGGTTCAATACGCAGAACCAAAACTCAAGATTATGGGCATTGAAGCCGTCAAGTCCTCAACGCCTCAAGTGGTGCGTGACAAATTTGTAAAAGCGTACCGCATTATGCTTAACTCTACAGAGAAAGAATTGCAAGAATTTGTGAAGAACTTCTACGAAGAGTTCAAGTCTTTACCACCTGAAGATGTATCATTTCCTCGTGGTGTGAGTGACATTGAAAAGTGGCGAGATAAGAATACCATCTATAAGAAAGGTACTCCTATCCACGTCAGAGGCGCCTTGCTATTCAATCAACAGATGAAGAAGCACGGACTATCAATGGAAGAAGTCAAGAATGGTAGTAAAGTCAAGTTTTGTTACATGAAGATGCCAAATCCTGTGATGGAGAATGTAATATCTTTCCCACAGTTTTTGCCTAAAGAGTTTGGTCTAGATCCTGATATTGATTATGAAACTCAATTTAACAAAACGTTCAAAGAACCGTTGAAGATGGTGTCCGATGCCATCAACTGGGAACTTGAACACATAAACTCATTGGAGGGTTTTTTCTCATGACAGACGATATATTTGATTTCGGCTTTACCGCAGTCGATGAAACAGAACTAGAAGCGGTACAAAAAGCAAACATTCAGATCACAGAGACAAGTGGCACTGCTGATCAGTTACAAACGAAGTTAGACAAGTTGTATAACTCTATTAGTCCACTACTTAATAGCCTTAAGGCAAACCCAGAGAAAGAGTATATTCTTTGGCCTAATCGTACAGGAAAGATTGAACAATTTGAAAAGAAACTGTTTGACATATACACGGGTTGATGCTATAATAGGCGCAATGAAACAAAATCTAAACAATGGAGAATTATAAATGTCATCCTTAATGGAAAAACTCGCAAAGAACTCGACTATCAAGTCGACCGCCCCTATCATGGACTCAAAAGTCTTTGGTAAGAAAGATATGGCACCAACGTCTGTACCTATGGTAAACGTTGCACTGTCAGGTAAACTAGATGGTGGACTAAGTCCAGGCTTGCTAATGTTAGCTGGTCCATCTAAGCACTTCAAATCAGCATTCGCATTGCTGATGGCTGCCGCTCATCAAAAGAAATATAAAGACAGTGTTATACTGTTTTATGATTCAGAGTTTGGTACACCACCAGAATACTTCAAGTCTTTTGGTATTGATATGGATCGTGTTATTCACACACCGATTACAGATGTCGAGCAGTTAAAGTTTGATATCACTAATCAGTTGAATGACTTAGATAAGAAAGATAACGTGTGTATCGTAATCGATTCTATTGGTAACTTAGCATCTAAGAAAGAAGTTGATGATGCACTAGACGGTAAGTCTGTGGCAGATATGTCACGTGCAAAGCAGATGAAATCTCTGTTTCGTATTGTAACACCTCATCTCAATCTAAAAGATATTCCTTTGATCTGTGTGAATCACACTTACAAAGAAATTGGTCTGTTCCCTAAAGACATCGTGTCTGGCGGTACTGGTGCTTACTATTCTGCTGATGCTATTTGGATCATCGGACGTAGACAAGAGAAAGAAGGCACTGAGATCAAGGGCTACCACTTTGTAGTCAATATCGAAAAGTCTCGACATGTGCGTGAAAAGTCTCAGATCCCTATTACTGTTACCTTTGATGGTGGTATCATGAAGTGGTCTGGACTACTAGAAGTTGCAGAGAAAGCTGGCTATGTACATAAGCCAAAAGTTGGTTGGTATGAAGCCCTTAATCCAGAGACTGGTGAAGTTCTGAGTGATAAGATGATGCGGGCAAAAGAGATCGTAGACAATAAAGATTTCTGGTTAATGATGTTTGAGAAAACAAATCTTGCCAAACACATCGAAAAGGTGTATACTATTGCTTCTAGTGCGGGTCTCATCAGTGATGATTCTCAAATTGAAATCGCTGATGAGGAGATAGTGGCGAATGATTGAAAACACCGTTCTTGCGGGACTCTTACATAACGAAGATTATATGCGAAGAGTTATACCTTTTCTTAGTGAAGATTACTTCGGTGACTTCACTGAGAAGACTGTATTTAAATCTATAACAGAATATATTGCAAACTACAATAGTGTGCCAACCAAAAGCGCCTTAAAGATTGCTATCGATGAGAAAAGCAACATATCAGATGATCAGTATACTACAATCATTGAAACGATTGATGGTCTAGATTATGATGCTAAAACTGATTTAGATTGGATCGTAGATAAGACTGAGAAGTTCTGCCAAGACAAGGCAGTCTTTAATGCTGTTCGTGAATCCATTCTTGTGTTAGATGGCAATCACAAAGATTTAGATAAGGGTTCTATTCCTGATCTATTGACTAAGGCACTTGGTGTATCTTTTGATCAGAATATTGGTCACGACTTCCTCGAACAACCAGAAGATCGATATGAGTTCTATCATACGAAAGAAGACAAAGTTGCGTTTGACTTAGACTTATTCAATAAGATCACTAAAGGTGGCTTGTCTCGTAAATCTCTAAGTATTGCTCTCGCAGGTACTGGTGTTGGTAAGACATTGTTCATGACACACTGTGCGGCTGCCAATCTTATGGATGGCAAAAACGTTCTATACATTACTATGGAAATGGCAGAAGAGAAGATTGCTGAACGTATTGACGCTAATCTCCTAAACACTACGATTGATGCACTTCAAGAAATACCTAAAGATGTGTATATGAAGAGAGTTGACAGAGTGAAAGGCAAGACTACTGGTAAGTTGATTGTCAAAGAGTATCCGACTGCTAGTGCTGGTTCTGCACATTTCAGACATCTTTTAAACGAATTAAAGCTAAAAAAGAACTTTAGACCAGATATCGTGTACATCGATTATCTAAATATATGTACTAGTTCGAGAATGAAAGCTGGCGCTAATGTGAATTCTTACACGCTTATCAAAGCAATCGCTGAAGAGTTGCGTGGTTTGGCAGTAGAGTTTAACGTGCCTATCTTAAGTGCTACACAAACAACTCGTACTGGTTATAGTAGTTCAGACTTAAACTTAGAAGATACTTCTGAGTCCTTTGGTCTACCAGCAACTGCTGATTTTATGTTTGGTCTGATCTCAACTGAAGAGTTAGAGGGTCTAGGGCAACTGATGGTAAAACAATTAAAGAACAGGTGGGGTGACACTAATTATCTGAAACGTTTTGTAATAGGAATTGATCGATCTAAGATGAAATTATTTGATGCTGAAGAATCAGCACAAGATTTAGTTGATGATACTCCTGTTGCAGATAAGGGTAACTTTTCTAGTAGAATGAAAGAAGAGAAGTCCAACGACGGTAGTGTCTTATCCTATAGAAAGCGAAATACTGAGAAGAAATCAAACTTTGGTGGCTTCAAATAATAAAGGAATAAATGAGAATATACTGGAATAAATTTCACTCGATGATGAAGAGTGGAAGAATACATAGAGTATTAAACAAATACTTAAGTTAGGAGAAACATATGTGGTTGTGGATTTTAAGTAACGTAGCGGGGTCACTATTAGGTGCCGCATCTACAAAATGGTTCAAAGATACTAGAGCAGGTCATTGGTGCTATAACAAGTTCGATGATATTGCTGATTGGGCTACCGAAAGGTATGGCGTTGATATTCTTGATAAAGAAAACATTGCTTGGAAATCCAAGTATCCAAATGTATCTAAGAAGATTGATGAGTTAGAAGCAAAGATAGTTGAATTAGAGAAGAACAGTCACCCTTGCAAAGAACTACATGAGTTCGATGTATGGCCGGAGTTAGATGCTAGAATCAAAAAACTAGAGGAAAAGACTTTTTGGAAAAAATAATGCTCTATCTTGTAACTAAAGTCAACAAAGAGTTTCAAGTTTTAGAACAGTCCACCGGACTTAATCTATTCACTACGACTAATGCCAACGAAGCAGAACGTATGCGAGTGCTATTGAATAATGGTAGTGGCTTTGATGGGAACACACCAAGCTTTTTTATCAAGGAAGTTGCCCAATAAAAAAGGCAACTAAAAGCTGCCTTTTCTAAATAGTTTGCGTGACTGGGAGGAACCCCACCTGCATATAAAATGCGACCCCAGTTATTCCTTTTGTGAGTTTTTTAAAAACGTCCACACTTGCCTCTTGTGTTGTTACACATTCACACGCACCCATGCGACTATTTATACATTTTTAAAACCCGTGTCAATCTTTTCGTAATACTAAATAGCATCACCTGCAACAGAAGAAGGAATAGTTCATGTCAGTGGCTCCAGACGAAGGAGTCTTTCTAGATATTGAAGTTATGGAACTGGTTGACGGATGTATAGAATCATCTGTGCCTATCTATCTAATGGCTCAATATGCAAAATGTGTTGAACACGATCCGTTGTTATCAGAAAGCTACCTTAAAAAATTGTCAAAGAAAATGCTTGACAATTGGAATAAAATAGTGCATAATCATAAACATCTGATCAGTGAAGAAGACCTTAAAAACGTTGACTTTACTGGCGATTATCCAAAGCGCACAGAGATTGGTGTGCAACAGATGAGGTATGTATATTATGGCACTAAACGCAGAAACAATCCGTGAAGTCAAGTACGCTTTAGAAGAAGCCGAAATGCTTGAGTTCGCACTAAACGCTTATGATGAGCGTAGGATACAAAGCAACGCCAGCAAAATGTCTGGTGTACCATTGAAACTGGTACGTAAAGTATACTCGGAGACACAATCATGAGTATGCATATGATAAAAGGTATTTACGCTCCTAAGTCGAAAAGGCGTAAAGCCAAGAAACTCGACATGAGTAAAGTTGAAGTACAATGGAGACAGTATAACAAAGATATGAGGCGCAAGCATATGCACTCATGTCAGTTCGATACGCTAGATGAATATGTTGCATATATATCTGGTAAACTAAAACCTAAGAAAAGAGAATTTATACCATATGAACCGACGCCAAGTGCACCGCAACAGAATAAGATACCAAGCCAGACGGCGAGCCCAGTTCATGGAATACCACAAGCAGGAAGACGAAAAGAGCGACAAGTCTACACAGGAGACTACATCGTCGGAATTGCCACCATGCATAAGTCAAACGCAGTACCTATTACGAACCAAGAACAAGCAATAGAGATAGCAAGGATGGCTAAATGACTCGCTCATAAATAGTAGAAACAAGAGGAATCTACTGAATCATGAGTATGGAAGCATATGCTAAAATTGGAGAAAACCTGAACTCTATCGTGAAAGCGAAGAATTATCAGGTTGCTCCTCTGTATCCTAAAGGTAAGCCTGGTACTAATGATAAGTCTACTAGAGAGTTTCGCCTGCAACTGATTGATAAGAATCGTGATACGAGTGCCGATGTTATCGCACACCTTAAGATGCAGTTACGCAAAGATACTAGTTTAGAAAGTGTGACGTTCAATGATATCTCTCCTAATAGTTCTAAGTTTCCTAGTTACGGCTTTACCTTTGATGGTCTCAAGTACGACATCATCATTGCAAGAGGTGCCAATGCGGGTGAAAAGTTCGAAGTACGAACAGTCAAAACACTAGATAACTTTTTCAAAACTCGTACAGATAATGAGACATCTGAAGTTGTAACTCTAATGAGTGAATCATATGCTCCTTTTGCAAACGCTGAGATCGTTGGTGCAAAGCAGAGAACGGGAGCAACAAAGAAAGAAGGTATACCTATTGATAAGCTAGGCGCTATCATAGGAGATATCATTCTTACAGACAATCAGAATAATGAATGGTACATATCACTGAAAGATATTAACGGTAATACTTTTAGTTCGTATTCTGGTGCCGCATCTCTATTCAACTCTGCAGGCGATCTGCAACCAAACTCTGCTGGTGCTAAGTTTCTAAACACATTTGGCGTAGATTTAAACAGAGTGCAAGAAGGGTTTGATGAACGTGGTAGTATAAATAAAGTTAGACCGAAACTCGCAGTATCAAAAGCCAGCGCAAGAGAGATCGAAAAGATTTTCAACAGAGCGTGGGGTATGAACTACTTCTACGTAAGGCGAATGAGAACTGGGTGGAAAGTCTTCTGGTTAGGTAAAACTAAGTTGGATAAGTTATCTCAAAATATAAAAATTGATGATATAAGATATCCATCCACAAAATCTAAACAGATTACGATATTATGTAGTAACACAGTTGAGAACTATGTAATTGAGTTGAGAAATTCTAAAGCTGGTGAATACCCAAACGATACTAAATTCAAGGTTAAGAAATGACAGTCAGATTTAAAAGTTTTATTACCGAATCAGTCGGTGCAAAGGGACTAGCATACGAAAAGAAAGTTTTCGATGCAATGAAGTCTGCTGGAGTGATTGGCTTAGATGTGGGTAGCAAACCAGGCGCAGGATACAGTAATCAAGGCGCAGGTGATATTGAAGCATTATACAACGGTAAAGAATTCAATATCGAAATTAAACTAGACAAGAATGCACAGATGGGCGGTACGTCTATTAGAATAGACACGCAGAATAAGACCCACACCTTAGTCAAACCCGATGCGGTAGACGATGACGCTATTCCATTTTTCATAGAAGCGGCAAAGAAACAAGACAAAGCACTAAAAGATTGGGTTAACTTTATTCGTAAGCAAGAGCCTGTAGCATTCCACAAAAAAACACCATATACGATACCTTTCGGTTCAGTCACTAAAGACGCATGGTCAGCGGCACAGAAAGCTGGCTACTTAACTAAGATGAATGCGGTACAATCTTTTGACTCAGCGAAAACAATCGCTAAAGCATATAACCGAAAGAACGTATATTACATTCAGATTGGTAAAGCAGGTCTTTTCTATCTAGGAAGCAATCCCTTAAAACTAGATGTTCCAGAATACAAAGGATCTGTTAATATCGAATTTAGATTAGGACCATCTGGAAGTAAAGCAAGAAAATTTGAAGGCGAAGACTATCGTGTCGTCGGTGCTGGATATCGCTGTCAAGGCAGACTGAAGACTAATATCAAGTCTACGTATAGCCTCGATAATCCCGAAGACGTAAAGAAATTGTTTGGAGTATAACATGAAACGCCTATCGTCATTTTTGACTGAAGACAAGAACACACATATGGAGCACCTCGAAGACAACTTGCTAAATGCAGGCGTTGACGGTGCTAGAGACTCGATCAACTATCTACGCTCTTTGCGTGATATGTTAGCTGGTAATTCAAAATCCCAAGTCAACGTGACTGTCAAATGGGATGGAGCACCAGCAGTGTTTGCGGGTATTGATCCTTCTGATGGTAAGTTCTTTGTTGCGAAGAAAGGTATCTTCAACAAGAACCCTAAGGTCTATAAGACTAAAGCGGATGTTGATGCTGATACAAAAGGTGATTTGAATACTAAATTAAATTTGGCACTGAGATACTTGCCAGCTATGAATATAAAAGGAGTGATACAAGGTGATTTCCTCTATGCGAAGAAAGATATTAAGAAAGTACAGATTAACGGTGAACCGTATATTACTTTCCATCCTAATACGATTGTTTACGCTATACCAGAAAAAAGCAGGCTTGCTTCTGAAATCCTCAGATCCGAGATCGGTGTGGTTTGGCACACTAACTACAGAGGAAAATCTTTTGAATCAATGTCAGCGTCTTTTGGAGAGAAGATTGCAAGCAATCTTAAAGGCTCAAGATCGGTCTGGTCAGTAGACGCAGTATACAAAGATGTTACTGGTCAAGCTACGATGACCAAGACAGAGACAGATGCAGTAACGCTTCTTCTATCAGCGGCAGGCAAGCAGTTCAACAAAATTAACAAAGCAACTTTTGATGGCATTACAGAGAACGAAGATTTACTTGTAAGAGTGAAGACATACGTTAACGTTCAAGTTCGTGCAGGTCAGAAGATTGATAGTCCTTCTAAGTTCGTCTCTGGTCTAATGGAATACATCTACGAGTACTACCAGAAAGAAATCGATAAGAGGAAATCTGAGAAGGGCAAAGCTAGTCAAGAAGAGAAGCGTAAAGAGATCATGTCTTACTTCTCTAACACAGATAAATCTCAGATCGTAGGACTGTTTGAACTATACAATCTAATTGTAGATGCTAAGTTGATGATTATCAGAAAACTCGACAAAGCAAAAACAGTTGGAACATTCCTCAAAACTAAAGACGGATACAAAGTGACTGAGCAAGAAGGCTTTGTTGCTATTGATCGCATGGGTAAAAATGCAGTCAAACTAGTAGACAGACTACAGTTTAGTAATGCTAACTTTTCTCCAGACTACATTAAGGGCTGGCAGAAGTAAGTCAGGTTGTCACAGATGCAGACGATGCATCACGGGTATTCGGAAATGTCATTGTAATTTAGAGTAAAAATCAACTTTTCTTGTATAAATATTTGCGTCAACAAGATTGACATAACACATTTATCACATACGAAAGGTTACATAATGGCGCACGTATTAGCCGTAGTACGATTTTTAGATTTCTCATTCTTATCTGCTTACATCTACAAAGTAGTGAGATACTTCGAAGACCGCAAGACTTATAGAGAAACATATAATCAACTATCAAAACTTACAGACAAAGAACTATCAGACATTGGTCTGCATAGAGGACTAATCCACTCAGTATCAATTGGCAAATATTCTCCAGATAGATCAGATAATCCAAACTTGCGAGGTTGGGTATAATGACTGAAGCAATTTTGAAATTTACATTCGCACCTCTTTCTGGTTTTTGGGGCACAATGTGGTCGATTGGCGAATCAGCCGGTAGAGCAAGAGCCGCATCTGAACTATCACGAATGGGCATGCACGAAGAAGCAAAACGATTAATGTTAGAGAAATAGAATGATAAAAAGATTTATGAAAGCAATGGAATATAGAAGCTATTGCATGTCTATCAAAAAATTACGAGAATTAGGATACTATGAAAAAGCCCGAGAGATTTCGGAATATAAACATACAATGTATAAAACTTATTAAGCTAAAATATTTTATCGTGGCTTTATGTGTCACGATAGTCGCATTCGATTCTGGATCTAGACCTTTAAAGAAAATGGCATTATCATCGGTTCGTGTTACGCTAAATAGTAATACGAAGTCTTAACGTAAAGCGGGCTTCATGCCTGCTTTCGCATTTAAAGGAGAATAATATGAATTGGTTAAAAAACAGATTAATGGAACGCACATCTTGGGATGGTGGAGTTCTTATCGCAGTTGGTGTAGTTGCACTTATGTTTCAAGGTCTAGTCGGTTGGGCAGCATATGGCGCAATTGCTTATGGTATCTTTACGCTTATTAAGTCGGAGGACTAATCGTGACTTTTGAAGACATGACAAAGAATGAACTCGAGGAGCACGGCAGAACTCTCGGTATTGAATTGGATCGTAGACTAACTAAATCAGTGTTAATTGATCAGCTTAACGAACACTTATCCACTCCAGAAGAAAACTTAGATCCCATCTATGAAGATGCAGAACTTGAAGAAGAATGGGGACAAGCAGACATTGAGCATCCTTTGATGCCTGAAGATATTGCTGTTGCGCCAATCGCAGAAGAAGTTTTTGTGGATCCAATGCAAGCAATACAAGAAGAAGCAGATGCTAGACGCATTATGCAGAATAAGTCAGAAGAGTTGATTCAGATTCAAGCGAAGTATGAAGTTATGAAGCAAAGAAGAATTGATGCAGAAGTAGCTGAGATTGAGTGTGTTGAGGAATTAGATAAAGCTAAGACTGCTTCTATTGATGCAGAACTTAAGTGGTCATCATTAGCCGAGAAGCTCTAATTTATAAATAGTACATAAGAAATCGTTGTAGTAAGACTACGGTAAACCTACGATAGAGGAAGAAAAATGGAAGACAAATCTATGGAAGAGCCAGAAGCAAATTCTGGTGAAGAGCCAACTCCAAAGAAGGCTACGAAAAAAACTACTAAGAAGGTCAAAGATGAACTTCTAGTAAAGAATGCGATTGAGATCAATCCTAAACTTGAAGAGGCTCCTAATAAAGCAGTCGTTTTAGGTTGGGGTAGAATGAATCCAATCACTGTTGGTCACGAAAAGCTGGTCAACAAAATCAAATCTGTTGCTAGACAAGAAAGTGCAACACCTCTCATTTACATATCTCATAGCCAAGACGCTAAGAAGAATCCGTTAGATTACGATGACAAGATCATGCTTGCAAAGAAAGCATTTGGTAATAAACTCATTGTTAAGTCAAATGCCCGCACTATCATTCAAATCATGCAAGAACTACAGAAGAAGTTCTCCAGAGTTATTTTGGTAGTTGGACAAGATCGCATTAAACAGTTTGATGATCTTCTAAACAAATACAACGGCAAAGACTATACATTCGACAATATCTCTATCGTATCTGCTGGTGATCGTGACCCAGATTCTGAAGGAGTTGACGGCATGTCAGCGTCCAAAATGAGAGTTGCAGCCTCACAAGGCGATTTCAAAAAATTCAAAACAGGTCTACCTCGCAGACTCCAATCAGATGCACAAGATGTATATGACATGGTACGTGGCGGAATGAAGATTGCAGAAATGCTAGAACTAGATGAAGCATTGACTATTCAGCAAAGACGCATGAGAGCAATTACCATGCGTAAGTTTAAATCGAAGATTGCTCAAGGTCGTAGACGTATGGCTAAGAAAGCCGCTACTATGGACAAACTAAAGTCACGTGCAAGAAAAGCCGCAATCAAAATCATTCGTAAAAAAGTAGCAGGCAAGAAAGGCGAGAAGTACGCAACTTTGTCTCCATCAGAGAAGATGCTTATCGATAAACGTGTCGCTAAGAAGAAATCTGCTATTGATAGAATCGCTAAGAAATTGCTTCCGCAAGTACGTAAAGCTGACCTAGCTAAACTATCAGGCAAGAAAAGTGCTAACGAAGAGTTTGAATCATTTCTATTCAATGAAGAGTTCGCACAACTTTTTGAAGAGCCCACTACAGGACAAGACCCAGATATCAAAGATAAGAAGGGTACACAGCCTGCAGTATATTACAAGGGTTTAGCCAAGTCAACTAAAGATAAGCGTGACGCACATTTCAAGAAGCACGGTAAAAAAGATGATGATGACAACTCTGCATATAAACCTGCACCTGGTGATGCAGACTCAGAGACTAAGACATCTAAGCACACTAAGAGATATCATCAGATGTTTAACAAAGAAGGTCAAATCAAATTAGATCGCCGCTTTCGTGCATTTCGTTCAAGAAAAGAAGAAGTTGAACTAGATGAGATAAGCATTAATACCGATGCTGAGAAGAGACTAAAGAAACAGCATAAAGACGAAAGATCAAACTTATCTAAAGAGCATGAGCGTGAAATGGACGGACTGCTTACTAGAGAGTTGCGTAAGAAGATCACGCAAGTAAACAAAGAAGAATTTCAATCAGAAAAAGACCTGATTGCATTCATCGAAGAGACTACTAATGATGTATTTGATCAAGTAGAACTAGATGAAGCAAAAGGTAATGAAGGTCTTAAGAAGAAAGCTGAAAAGTCTGGCATGCCATTAGGTATTCTACGTCAAGTTTATAACAGAGGCATCGCCGCTTGGAAAACTGGTCACAGACCTGGTACTACTCCTCAGCAGTGGGGCTTTGCACGTGTTAACTCTTTCATCACTAAATCATCTGGTACTTGGGGCAAAGCAGACGCAGACTTAGCCGCTAAAGTGCGTAAAGAAGAGACTGAAAACGTTACCGAAGCACTTAAAAATCCGTATAAAGGAAAACCCGAACGTGATCTAAAGCGTAAGCTTGCTTCCTTCGAAACTCAATTAGCCGACTTAATTAAAAAGAGCCGTTTCCGTCAACGTAAAGATATCGAAGGCGAAATACGAGATATGGAAACAAAGGTACAGCAAGTAAGGTCTGCATTAAAGGAAGATGTAAACGAAGCATTCGAAGAGTTATTCACGGAGAAAAGAAGCACACAAGACCTTATCAAGTCTAAGCTAGGTTCTATTACTAACAGAAAGAACTATCAACAAGCAACGAAAACTTTGATAACTCTACTCGATAGAAAAAAGAAAGAATCGAAGGGTAAGATTAGACATGGCGTAGGATACTATGCCGCACAAATCGCAAAAAGTTACGCAGGCGTTGACGGCAGAACATTAGCAGATATGGTGCCTAGTGATTATGTATTCGAACAAGGCGGTGCTGGTGATAGAGGTACTGAAAAAGTCACTAAGCGTTACAAGAAAGATACTCCTGGCGAGACTGTCACTGAGTCAGTAGATGATCTATTTGAAGCACACTTCGAAGAAGAAGTTACTCAGAAGCAGTTGAATGACTTAGAAAGGTTTGCAGATAGATTACTTGACAAGTTTGGTATTGACGTAGAATTCACTCGCCACTTTGCTGATCGTATGAATGATGAACGCAATAAGCCTGCTATCACTATTGCAGAACTTCAGCGAGTATTCAAAAAGATTGCAAAGAACAAAGCAAAGAACATTCGTCAAAATCCTGACATCGAAGCAGTACTTAAGGACATTCAAGCAGATTTGAACTTACCTATCGTAATCAACTATGATAGCGAAAAAGACGAATACGAAGTAGTCAACAAGACTATCATGCGTAAGAAGAACTTTGGTACATCTAGTAAAGTGATCAAGGTATGAAGAAGTTTAGGAACTTTGTGACAGAACTTAAGGTCTATGAACCTAAGTCCACAGATACTCTCGGTTTTACAAGAGACAAGATGCCTCAAGTAAGATCGAAGGATTATGATGGACTTATCAAGCATCTGAAGAAGAATAACGTTGCTGTAAAAAAGACTAAAGTTCCTGCTAAGAGTTTAAAGCCTATTCAGAAAGAATTTAACAAAGATAAGATTGTAGGGGCAATCGCTAAGATCAAGACTCTTGGTCAAGCAAAACCTCTGATTGTGAGTAAAGATAACTATATCATTGACGGACATCATCGATGGTTAGCCGCTCGAAATGTAGGTGGAAATATAGATATCATGCAAGCAGATGTGAAAGTTCATGAATTATTAAAACACGTGTACAGCTACCCAAAGACTTTCACAAAAAAGATACACGAAGGAAATGAAAATGTTTTGGAGAAAAAATAAAATGAGTAAATTTGAACTAACAAAAGAGATGCTGGCAGCAATGATTCCTGGCAACTCAAAAGTAGATATGTGGTACGATGCGATTGTAGAAATCTTTCCTAAGTACGACATCAACACGCCAGAAAGAATGGCTGGATTTATAGCACAATGTGCCCACGAAAGCAACAACTTCAAGTCACTAGAAGAAAACTTGAACTATAGCGAGAGTGCATTGAATAGAGTATTCGGACGTTACTTTGGTAAGTCACCAAAGCGTAACGCAAAAGAGTATGCACGTAACCCAGAGATGATTGCCAACTACGTATATATGGATGAGTTTCGTAAGTACAAGATGGGCAACGTTAAAGACGGTGACGGGTGGTTGTTTAGAGGTCGTGGATTAAAGCAACTTACTGGTCGTGAGAACTATACTAAGTTTGGTAAGACTGTTAACATGTCTGCTGAACAAGCCGCTGAATACGTAGCAACTGAAAAGGGTGCTATCGAAAGCGCATGTTGGTTCTGGAAGACATCTAAGTTAAATGCTATCGCAGACAAAGGCGATATCGTTAAAATGACTAAGAAGATCAACGGTGGTGATATTGGACTTGCTGATAGAACTAAGCGTTACAAAGCCGCTATTGAAATTATGGGTGGAAAGATTCCTGCTACTAAAAAGTCTAGCGTGAAGCATACAACTGTAGGCGTTGGTGACAGAGGAGACACTGTTGCGGCTGTACAGAAAGCACTAGGAATTGGCTCTGATGGTATTTTTGGACCTGGCACTAAGCGCACGTTAAAAGCTTGGCAAGCCTCAAATGGGTTGACTGCTGATGGAGTAGCTGGTCCTGCAACGTTAAAGAAACTACTAGGATAGTACGATGATTAAAAAGTTTAGCGATTTTAGAACAGAAGCAAAAGACTCAGGCGAGTACGATAATGAGGGTGGCATGGCTAAGACTCAACTTAGAGGTGTACTTGCAGATGCAGAACACATGATAGGCATGTTTGACGATGAAGACAATCTGCCAGAGTGGGTTCAGAACAAGATCACCAAAGCCGCTGACTATCTAAACTCTGCTCATCGATATATGATGAACAAAGACGGAGAAGAGTAATGGCTTGGGTTACAGTTACTAATAACACTGAGTGGGAATACGATAATGCCGCAACTGCATCTGACACTTATTCAGATACTCCTGGCACTATCGCTAATGGTATTCGAACATTTACTTTACCTGGTGGTAACGCTAGACAGACATATATCAAGTGTAGAAAAACTAGTAACCCACCTGCAACTGGTGAACTTGACAAGACATATTGGGACGCACAATGATGAAAAGCTTTAAAAGATATAACGAAGAAGCTGTTGATGCCGTATGTGAAGAGTGCGACATCTATGCAGATTTAGTTTTAGAAGAATCTGAGTATCAAGGAAGAAAGGTTACGCTAAACGACCCGTTTCGACTACCCAGTGGTTCTAAGAGAAAGTTTGGCGTATACGCTAAAAATGATAAAGGTAACGTGGTGAAAGTTCAATTTGGTGATCCGAACATGGAAATCAAACGAGATGATCCTGCAAGAAGAAAAAGTTTTAGGGCTAGACACGGTTGTGACAATCCAGGTCCAAAGTGGAAAGCTAAGTACTGGTCTTGCTATCAATGGCGAGCCAGTGCCAAAGTAGATAACTAATAAATAGTAACATAAAATAATTAAAGGAGAAACTCATGTTTAAGAAACCAGAAAATATTCAGCCATTGCCAGCAGGTATGGTAGATGCTTTCACTGCTAAAGTCGCTTCTCAGGGATACAAGATGCCTGAGGCAGAGCCTGTTGCAGAAGCCGAAGTAGAAGTAGAAGCACAGCCTGAAGAAGTATCAGAAGCAGTAGCATCACGTGGCGCAGATAAAACTAAACCAGGTGACGGCGACACTAAGATGCCTAAAGTTGCTGATGTGACTCCAGAAATTGGCATGATCTCATCGAAAGATAAGGCAGCCAAGTCTGTAGAAACTGCTGTAAAAGCCGCTTCAAAATCTCAACACGAAGAAATTGAACTCGTTCAAGACGGTGGTAAAGTAGAAGTTGAAGATGTAATGTATGAAGCTACGATTAAGGTAAAAGCATTCACTGGTAAGGCACCAGCTGGTATCAAAGTAAAGAAAATCGCTTCATCCTCTATGGGTGGTAACGATGTTGAAATGACTGGTCCAGATGCTAAACTCATTGCTTATGCTAAGAAGAGTCTTGGCTGTGATGCGTCATGTAAGACTATCGCAGACGTTGAAAAGAGTCTGAGTGAAGTATACGAAAGTAGCTGTAGCACAGTATCATCTTCATACAAGCCTAAAGCTAAGAAAGAAGAGATTGATCCAGTAAATCCTAAAGCTGTTAAAAAGAAGTTTGATGATCGTAAAGACAAAGACATCGACAATGACGGTGATGAAGATGAGTCAGATGAGTATTTACACAGACGCAGAAAAGCAATTTCTAAAGCTTTGGAGGACTAAATGACTAACGAACTAAACGAAAGATTTAGTCCTATGCATGTCAAGCAAGCGATTGGTATTGCGTCTGATAAACGCTATGCTGGTGGCAACATGACTGGTGCAGTCAAAGCTATTGAGAAGATGAAAAAAGGATTGTCTGATCATCCACAAGTTAGGGCGGTACTTAAGCGTCAAAACGAAGATGTGAATGAGAAGTTTGATCCTGCTGACTTTGATATGGTCGCAACTGACAAAGATAAAGCTGGCGCTAAGATGAACATTATCATGCAGTTGCGTAAAGCGGCTGACGTGAGAGGTAATCTTCCTATTCAATTTGCTGACGGTAAGAAAGCTAAGTTACCTCCAAAAGTAATTGAACTTGCACTTAAGAAGTTTGCTTCTTTTCGTAAGCCAGATACTAAAGAGAAACTTCAAACTGCAATGAGTAAATCATACAAAGATATGGTACATGCTCTGAAAACTATGCGTGAAGAAGTTGAACTGGATGAAGCAAGGCGTACTCCTGGTCATGATCAAGTAACATTCAAAGCTGTTCCACATAAAGACGTAGATGACTTTGAAAAGCTTATTAAATCTGTCGGCCAATTTAAGATGATTATCAAAGGAACTCCAAAGGGCACTGACTTTATTGTTTCAGGTCCAAGAGCGTCTATGGATAAGCTAGATAAAGCACTTAGATCCAATAAGCGATTTAGCGAATCAGTGGAAATTGATACTACGCCTCTAACTGAGGGAGTAGACAAGGCTAAGATTCAAAAGCAAATTGATCAAGCAGAGAAGTATCTTAAGAGTTTCTTTGGCAATACTTCTTCTGTCAAAATGAAAAAGTTTGCTATTCAGAAAAAAATTGAGAAACTAAAAAAGCAACTCAATGAAGCTGAAGAAGATTATTGTGATTGCGGATGTGAGTGCGGAAAGAAAATCTGTGAATCGTGTGGTAAGCCACATAGCCCAGAAAATCTTGATGAATCTAAGATGGCTGGATGGGTAGCAATTTATAACGGTAAAAAAGTAGAGATCAAAAAGAGTGAAGCAAATGATCTATACGGAGCCAAGATGAAGGCTGCCAAGATGCTAAAAGTGCCTAAATCTAAGATGGGTCTCTTAGCTATTAAGCCTGGTTATAATGAAGAGGTTGTTCAAGAAGC